CGTCAGGATGCGTACCGCAGCGGTCAATATAGGCAGGCGGTGACATGAGCATTGTCCAGACGCAGACCACCAGCTTCAAGAAGGAGTTGTACGAGGCCGTCCACAATCTGTCTACGAACACTCTCAAGATTGCGCTCTACACGGGCAATGCCAGCTTGAACGAAGACACCACGGCCTATTCAGCGTCCAACGAGGTTGTAGCGTCTGGCTATACAGCCGGGGGCAATACGCTGACTGGGGTGACCATCAGTTCCTCGGACTACACGGCCTATGTAAATTTTGCAAATACGTCTTGGACTGCGGCAATCACAGCCCGGTGCGCTTTGATTTACAACGTGACGCAAGGCAACAAATCCATTGCAGTGATTGACTTCGGGGCAGACAAAACCTCGACCACGACCTTTACAATCACCATGCCTGCCAACACCTCCACCACCGCACTTATCAGGAGTTCAAATTGATTGTTACTACGACCAAAGGCGACATGGACGAATCTTTGCTTGAAAAGCGAGAGGGTACAGTCGATAATGACAATGAACTCACAACATGGGTTGAGTACTGGTTAGAGGGTGAACTTGTCCACCGTTCTGCCCATGTGACTCTGAAAAAAACAGCCGTCTTTGGTGGCGGTGAAACAGCTTCTTTTGCTTAAAGGATAAATCATGGCAAATACTCAATCAATGTGTACCTCGTTTATGGGCGAGTTGCTGACAGCAACGCACAACTTTGGCACTGCGCCAACCCGTGGCACATCCGCAGCCGACACCTTTAGGGGCGCTTTGTACTTGGCTTCCGCCACCATCAATGCCTCAACCACTGCGTACACAGTAACAGGCGAAGTAACCGGCGCAGGCTATTCTGCTGGGGGCATAGTTGTAACAAACGCAACGCCACCAACGGCAACCAACGCATCAGCGACTGCCGGGGTGGCCTTCTTTACGCCCTCTGCCAGTTTGACTTACACCTCAGTTACTTTGGCAACGGCGTTTGATGCTGTATTGATTTACAACGCATCACAAAGCAACAAGGCAGTGAGTGTCCACACATTTGGTTCACAGACCATTACGGCGGGTACTTTTACTTTGACAATGCCTGTGAACAACACAGCCACAGCACTGTTGCGTCTGGCTACAACCTAAGCGGAGGCGGCGCAGGCCGTAGACCATGTTTGGTATATCCGCATACGCCCAGTCGCCCTATGCCGCTCTTGGCGAGAATGTAGTTGTTGTCGCCCTGACGGGCGTGGCTGCGTCTGGGGATGTTGGGTCTGTAACAAAGGTAAGCACGGTCGCCCTGACAGGGGTCGTAGCCGCTGGTGATGTAGGTACGGTTGTTGCCGCAGGGTCACAGGCCATAACAGGTGATGAGGCGGTAGGTAGCGTTGGGTCGGTTGTACAAAGTATTTCCGTTGTTCTGACTGGGGTTCAGGCTCTTGCAGACATTGGCGATGTAGACGAAACCAACTTTCCGTTAATAGCTGGAGTTCACGCCAGTGGTGAAGTTGGTACACCTACAGCGGTTCTAACGCTTGCTCTATCTGGGGTATCAGCCTCTGGAGCGGTTGGCACAGTCACCAATGGCGGTATAGAGGTTGCACTGGCAGGGGTAGAGGCTTCTGGCTTTGCCGGAACAATGCTCTACAACGAGTTGGCTGAAATAACCGGCGATGTGGCGATAGGCGCGGTTGGCACGGTAGGGCCGGTAGTTTCGGTTGCTTTGACGAGTGTCACAGCTTCCGGTGCGGTTAGTGCGGTAGATTTTGTGCAGGTTGCGTTCTTAGCTGGGGACGAAGCGGCGGGTCTTGTTGGTACGGTTGGCCCTGTAATAACTGTGGCGTTGTCTGGGGTTCAAGCCGCAGGCTCGGTTGGAAATGTAATTGCCGTATATTGGAAGTTGATAGATGACAGCCAAACAGCAAACTGGCAAAATATCAATGATGCGCAGACGGCAGCATGGGCAGCAATAGCTACCGCACAAACATCAAGCTGGACTTTGGTTGAAACGGCTTAAGGATACACATGGCTTTTGTACTTGCAGACCGGGTAAAAGAAACTACCACTACGACGGGTACGGGGACTATTACGCTCCTCGGAGCCTCCACTGGCTTTCAGTCCTTTGCTATTGTTGGCAACGGTAATACAACGTATTACACAATTGCAGGCCAGACTGGTTCTGAGTGGGAGGTTGGGATTGGTACGTACTCAACATCCGGTACAACCCTTGCCCGTACCACGGTAATATCAAACAGTTCAGCTACACAGCCTTCAGCTTTAAGTTTTTCCGCTGGCACAAAGGATGTATTTGTCACTTACCCTGCTGAGTTCACAGCTAACGCTATTGGTGGTGGTATTGGCACAGTTCTTCTTAATGCAGATACAGCCACTGTTAATGGAACAATTGCCACAGGGCAAAACGGTTTGAGTGTGGGGCCAGTCACCCTAGCGTCAGGTGTAGCCATCACAATCTCCGGCGGTCAACGCTGGTTGGTCTTATAAGGACAGAACATGGCATCAACTATCTCAGCAGGCACAACCAGCGCAACGGCGCTAGTGCATACAGCCGACACATCTGGCGCGTTGGAATTGAAGACCAACAATGGAACCACAGCGGTCACTATCGACACAAGCCAGAACGTGGGGATTGGCGGCGGCACACCCGCAAGTAACCCAAAACTCAGTATGTACGGCGGCATACGTTTCCTGTCAACGGAAGCTGCTTCTGCTACTTATACCGGCATTGGAAGCATTGTTAGCGACACAATGAGCATCAGTACTGCGGGTAGTGAGCGGATGCGTGTTACTGCCGGTGGCGATGTGGGGATTAACACTACTTCGCCAAACGCAAAATTGGAAATCAAAGCGGCATCTGCAAGCCAACGTCAATTACAACTAACGCATTTCAACTCTACTGACGGCTGGTACTTTACTGCTGACGATACTGGCGGTGTTCTTAAAACATCACGCCAAGGTAGTTCAGGCTTGAATGGTGAGGCAATGCGTATCGACTCCAGCGGCAACGTGCTGGTGGGGCAAACTGCTCAAACATCAACAGAAAAATTTGGTGTTACGCAATCAGATGTAGGCTCAAGCGCGGCAAGATTTTATGCCTCAAGCGCAAGTTACACAAATGATATTGTTCAAATAAGTTGCGCTCGGTCTGGGGCAACTACTGAATACAATGCTTTTTGTGTGTTTGATAATAACACCACACTTCAGATGTTGATTCGGCCTAATGGCAATTTGCTTAATTCAAATAACAGCTACGGTTCTTTGTCTGATGTCAGCCTTAAAGAAAACATTGTTGACGCTACGCCTAAACTTGATGACTTGATGCAAGTTAGGGTTCGCAATTACAACCTTAAAGACGATGTAAACAAAACCAAACAGATTGGTGTAGTCGCTCAGGAATTAGAAACAGTTTTCCCGGGAATTATTGAAACAGATGGAGAAGGAATTAAAGCCGTAAAGTACAGCGTGTTTGTTCCCATGATGTTAAAAGCTATCCAAGAACAGCAAGCCCTCATCACTTCCTTGACCGCCCGCATTGCGGCGCTTGAAGGAACACCAGCATGACCACAACAATAAACGCCAGCAATTCGGGGTCAGGCGGCTTAGTCCAAACCGCAGATGCCTCGGGAATCCTTGCCCTGCAAACGGCAGGAGTGACAGCGGTAACCATCAGTGCAGCGCAGGTTGTTACGTTTGCAAACCCACCGACTGGCGTTTTTCCTGCTGGTACTGCATTGTTGTTTCAACAGACAGCCGCACCTACAGGTTGGACAAAATCCACCACTCACAATGACAAGGCGCTGCGTGTTGTAAGCGGTTCAGCAAGTTCGGGTGGCTCGGTTGCGTTCACTACAGCGTTTGCATCTCAAGCAGTTTCAGGTTCGGTGGGTACATCGGGTGCTACTACGCTGACCACGGGACAAATCCCCAATCACTACCACCAAGTTTTTACTACTGGATTTGCTGGGACTTTAGGTATACAAGTGAAGTCTGGCTCTTCAGATGGAAATCAGTACGCATACACTGATGTGGCAGATTTACCGCAATACACAACCGCCGCAGGTTCAAATTCAGGAACATTTGCTAATAACGATAATGGCGGTGGCGGCTCTCACACTCACACTGGTGGTACGTTTACTGGTACGGCTATTAACCTAGCAGTTCAGTACGTTGATGTAATCATTGCAACTAAAAACTGATGAAAATTACACCTAAAACAAACTGCCCCCTGCACAACTTTGAGCCGTGCAAGGAGTTGGAGTGCGCGTGGTTCACCCAGATTCGTGGACACAATCCCAACACTGGAGCGGAGGTAGATGAATGGGGCTGCGCTATTTCTTGGATGCCAATACTTATGATTGAGAACAGCCAGCAACAACGCAGTACAGGCGCAGCGGTGGAGTCCTTTAGGAACGAGATGGTGAAGTCAAACGCAATGTTGCTTGGCAGTACAAACATGGAGTTGATTAAATGAAGCTGACCATCATCCCAGACGATGCTTCTGTGTACAAAGACAAAGCCTCTTGGCAAGGTGTAGACCTATCCACCGTGCCGACCAATGTCCATGCTTTGCAGTTTGATGATGCCACTAACACAGGGCACATTGAGTTCAAAGACGGCCCAAACCAAGACATCACAGAGTTACCGGACTGGGCGATAACAGCAGCTACCAACTACGATGCAGTCATAGCAGCTTACAATGCAGACCAAGCAGTTAAGTGGGCTGCGTACTTGGCAACTAGGGGCTAGTAATGACCATCACACTAGACGGCACAACGGGAATCACGACCCCTACTACCAGCACGACTGGGGAGTTTGTTACATCGGTCACAGGCTTCAAGAACCGAATCATCAACGGCGCGATGGTGATTGACCAGCGCAATGTTGGAGCGAGTGTTACGATTACTACTGCCGCAGAATTCGGTGTTGATAGATGGCGTTGTCAGGCGGGGGCTAATAGCAAAGTAAGTCTTCAGCAGAATGCTGGTGCTGTGACACCGCCTGTTGGTTTTTCATTTTATCAAGGTGCAACGTCATTAAGTGCTTATACAGTAGGTT